AATACCACAATCTCATTTGTTGGAAATCTTGGAACAATATCATATTCCAACCCTACATATAGTTCACTCCAGTACCAGTGCTGGTCGAACTTTGTGTATCTTGACCAGATGGAGCGCGACTGGTTCGCCAAGTCCACTCATGACCTTTTGGTCACCCAGGTACAGCGTGCCGTAGTTGGAAACAACCCCACACAGGAGCTTGCACTGGCACAACCAATAAAGTTCATTGCATTCCCAGTTGTCAACTATTCACAGATATACAATAACGGTCTAGGGTCAGCTACCGCATCCAACTACCAGTTCAAGACCCAGATCAACGGTGTGGATGTTGGCGAATCCCGCGGCATTCCCCACTGGGTCGACCTGCCACAGTATTACAATACTCCGTTTGGCTACATGCACAATAGCATCACTGCGAACGTTGCAGTCATTTCGTATTGCCTCGACACATCCAAGCTTCAGCCAACTGGCACTCTCAACTTTTCTCGGATAGACACTTTCCGGATAGTTACCCCCCCAGTACTCACGAACGGTGTGCTTGGTCTGACGTGCCCGGTCAAATACCCCACCACTTACCTGTACGCTGTCAACTACAATGTACTCCGGATACAGAGTGGAACTGCCGGAATTCTTTACGCGTCTTAGATTAAAATGCATTGGTTAGTATGGGTAATTTTGGCATGCCTCGTGTTTTTGGCAACATACGAACCCAGACGGGGAAATTTAAACAAATTTTTTGCTCCAGAAATAGTAGTAAATGACGACCCGAGAGCGTCACAAAGCAATGGCAATACCAGTCAGTACGATTAACGATGTGAAACATTTCTTGGTTGTGAGAGACCGAAGATACAAGGAATGGACGTTTGTCACGGGCGGGTGTCGCCGACGCGAGATTTTCAACCCACTTCAGTGTGCGGTTCGAGAACTCGAAGAAGAAACACGCGGAACAATAAATCTAAAGAAGGGGTCATACTCCTATTTTAAATTTATTACGGATACACCAGAACCACGGGATATTGAGGACGGAGTCTCTGCTCATAACGTGTATCATGTTTACCTTTTTGATCTTCCAATGAATGAAAATGATCATGGGTCAATTGTGAGACAGTTCACAAGTGAAAAAGACAAGATGGAGGCGAGCCGAGTTCCATATCGTCGAAACTACGATGAAAACGATGACTGCACATTCGAAACACTTGATGCATTTACAAATAGACAAAATATATGGCCAATGGTTCGCACACATGTTCTAGAAAACCCTGAATTTCACCAAGCTCTCAATAGTTTAGGGTCGACATCTTTTAATATTGGTAGAAACTAATGGCAGGAAGTTCATCAACGATCATTATTATTATTATGGCTGCAATCGTTTGCTCTTTGGTCGCTTCGGGAGTTTCATGGTACATGAACTGGACATGCCCCCTTGGCGTAGGAAACAGCTGTTCCAGCACGAGCACGAGTGACAGCACGAGTGACAGCACGAGCGATAGCGCGACAGATCCTCGCCAGGCTGTTTGGTCAACGGGGCAGTCAATACAGAGCGCACCTTTGGAAATCGGCACGTCTTCTGACATTCCGTTCACAACATCTCCAACTGGATATGCAACGCAGACAGCTCCATCTTATACGATTACTATGGACATTAATGTTGCTAAAGTTGCTCCTGGTTGGCGAAATATATTTGAACATGGCAAACGAGATACTGACATGACTAATGACTGGCTACCAAATGACGGTGGTCCAGGGACCGTGTATCGCCGTCCGTCTTTATATATAGATGCAGCTGGAAGTTATGGTACGGTAGATAACTGTCTTGTATATGTTCACAGTGATACTAATAATGCAAACGGTACAGTAATTACACCAACTATTGATATAGGAAAATGGTTTAATATTACAGCTGTTGTTGATAGTGGAAAAATGACACTTTATTATAATGGTGTTGAAAAAACCTTCCCAGCGTCCTGGAGCGCACACTCCAACTTGAGTACAACTTTCAATTGGTTCGCAACTGATCAGCCATGGACTTGGGCTCGAAAGAATTATGCAGACCCGACATTTGGGTCAGTTCAGGTAGGAAATGTTTATTTCTGGCCATCAGCTCTTACCGCCGCTCAAATTCTAACTGTTGGTACAATACCTAGTTCTGCAATTTCAGGAGTTGCGACATCTGCTTACTAATAAGATCTGTATATCTATAAATGACGCGGTCTAAACTTGAGTTTGCTAAAATTCTTGCAGGCCTTCGTAATGATGGTTCAGACCCTGAAGTTCTTGCAAAGGAGATGACTCTCAGAAAACTCTGTTTTGAAATTGAGAAAATTGAAATAGAGGCTGAGGAACGTGCAAGTGTTCAGACAGAACCTCCTAAGAAACAAAAAATTCGACCATTTTGGGCTTTTTTGACACATGACAGCAGTTCAGATGAAGAATAATATCAGCAAGTATTAATGGCAGGCTCTTCAACTATAGTTATTATAATAATTTTTATGTGTTGTTTTCTGTCTACTATTTCTGCGGGCGTCTCTTGGTACAATAACTGGTTGTGTGGTTGGATAAAAGGTTTTGGAAACAGCTGTTCCAGCACGAGTACGAGTGACAGCACACCCGTCGCGTGTCCAGCAAATACCTACAGCTCTACAGGTAAAGACACTGATGGGGCGGGTGCGGGATGTACAGCGTGCCCACTCAACACTTATTCATCGGCAGGCGCTACTGCGTGCACTGACGAAATAGATAGTTTTACTGAGCATAAAGACTATGATTATAGTCCCGGAGTTGACATAAATAATCGAGCGTTGAAAATTGATCGCAAAGGTTGTGCGGCGGCCTGTTTAGACGTTCCAACATGTGTAGAATTCACATATATCTCAAGTACTAGTAGCTGCTGGCTAAAAAACAATACTAATGGGGGGGTGGCTTATACCGGATATGATTCTTATGTTCTCAAAGATGGTGTAACTCATCACAGCTCGTCGGACGTGAGTTCTTACACTATTAATGCAGGTTTAGATCCTCCCGGTTCTGAAATTGTAGGCGTCTTCCCGACGCAAGGCGCTGATATTTGTTCATCGGTTTGCAATGACAACTCAAACTGCAAGGGGTTCGCGCTTAATACTACAAGCACTTCTGGCTGCTGGCTCGTTGGTTCAACGGCGGCATTGGTGCCAACATCTAATAGGAGTTTTTACAAGAAAAACACTTAGAGTTAACAAGTCTATTTTAACTAATGGTCCAAAAGTGGCGAGTCCCAAATGGGCCGATGACGCACGCACTCATGGATGGTGGGAATCTCAATGTTCCTCCGGAAGAAGTTGACGACTTTTTCCGGGAGTACATTCAAACAATTCAAACAGGTACGAAACTCTATGTTGTCGAGCAAAAGACAACACGGTTCAAGTTTTTCATAGATTTTGATTACAAGGACCCAGAGAAATTAAGTGATGAAGATATTGTTCGGTTTTGTTCAATAATTCATGAAGCCACGGGGAGCTCCTCCCGATGTCTGATTGCTCGTACCAAGCCACGCCCTGTCAAGGAGGGAATCAAGACAGGTGTTCATATTCACTGGCCAGATCTCATTGTAGATCGCAACGATGCTATGAATTTGCGAACCAAGATCATTCTCGCACTCGGAGAAGGTCCATGGTCTACAATCATTGACGCAGCAGTCTACGGAGGTTCTGGACTTCGCATGCTTTGGTCACACAAAAAGCCCTCAGGAGACCCATATATACCGTGGCGAAGTCTGGACGGTCAGGAATTCTCCAAGGAGCCGAACGATGCAGTGCTCAAACTCTTTTCAGTTCGAGTGGAAGGTGAAGACCTTGTTGTACCGCATGATTCTGTTGATATTGATGGGCTCGAGGAGTTTGTTCAGAGGTATCTCACGGGTCAGCGGCGCACGCGTGTCAAAAAGGTTCAGAGGCATGAGAACGATGGATGGTATGTTCAGACGGATTCTAAATTTTGTGAAAATATAAAACGCGAACACGCTTCGAACCATATATGGTTTTCAATTCGTTCAGGACGCATCTCCCAGCGATGCTTCGATGACGACTGTCGCAAGTTCAATGGTCAGGAACATATTCTTCCTCCATCTATAGTAGAGCAACTGAAAGATGTTGATATTGTGGGTAGCCCTGTTTCTAACATTTTTATGGATTTTTTTCCCGATGGGCCCAGTGAGAACCTTTCAGAAATACGAAACTCGCGTACACCCATATTCGGGACTGGACCCGGAAAGTTGGCAGCGTTTTTTGACAAATCTCCACGGCTTTGAGAGGGTCCTTGAGAAGGACCTTGATGCCTCAGCCAACTTTCTATATCACGCTATTGAAAATATACGTGACCTAGGACTTGGCGTTCGTGTAGCGGCAGACGGTAATATTCAAGAGACTCTCCAGCGTATAGGCAACGAACTTGGACAAGATGGCGAATTGAAGATAAATCAAGTTGCGATTACAAAAGGACTTCGGTTTTTTCCAAAGTACTTAAACGAAACGTTTGATGATTACCCAGACGATGGATTCATCGCTAGTACCGTCAAGTCACACGGTCAATAAAACACGCTCAGGACGCGTTACAAAGCCACCTGAGCGTTATGAGCCTACCGAACAGGTTGAGGATGACTATGCAGAGGATGATTATGACACTCACGACCCGACAGATGTTTCATCAGATACTGAAACTGATTCAGACGAAGAAGACGATGAATCAGATGCTGATGAAGATGGAAATTTGGAAGGTTTTATAGTACCAGATAAAAACGATAGCGACTGTGAGAGTACCGATGGAAAACCTCCCGTTCCTGCAAAACGAACCCCAGTCGCACGTCGTGGAGCCGTCGGTGCAGGAAGAGGAGTGGCGCCAGCCGCAGCACGCCGCTCCTCACGATCTGGGAATTCTTAAAAATATAAATCCGTTGACTATTTTATTAATTGGTGTTGTGATTGGTGTCATTGTTGTCAGTATGCGACCAATTGTCGTTCAAAAATTGTAGAGTCTGACCTTTCCAGCACTTGACTCATTACCTACAAACTCACCGATAGGACCAGTTCTTCCTTCTTTAATGTCTTCCTGAAGAAATCCCACCCATGGGTTCTCACGGACTTGAGATGAAGGTTCCATATCCCTAAATACCTCAAACTGGTTGTCATACGCACTTACAGGTTGAGATATTTTAGCAGGCGCGGGCACTAATGTGACAATAGAAACGTACAAAAGTACGATTACTATTATTATGCCCATCAACGCTAATATCATTATTATTTGTAATTATTATTTACTGGACCGGTGGAACATCCTCGGCCTCACGACGACGAAGAACCTCTGCCGCTACACGGACATCAGCCTTTGCAACGAGCTCTTCAATTGAAGCGTCTGGGAACTCTTTCTTCAGATCATCGAGGAGATCCGCTGGGTGAGGAATTGGGGGAACATCTGGCTTGGTGTAAAACTTGCTGTTCTCGTCAGATGGGTCGATGTACGGAAACTCACCCTCGATAGGCTTGGCCACAAGGTCGCGCTTGCGCTTCTCAAACATAGAAGCAGCCTGAGACTGGTTCTCGCGGTACTTGCTCATGATCTCCTCGAGTTTGGCATCCTGGTAATGGACGTCGTCAATTTGATCACGGTCGGGAGGGATCAGAAGCC